CCTCGGTATGGGTGAGCGGGCTGCCCTTGCTCGATCTAGTCGTGACAGTCATTACGGCTCAAAGACTTGGCGGAATGTTGCTTGTATCGTAGCTCGGTTCAGGTAGGGGATCGACTTAGTCCACTGCTCACAAACAAATTTTGAACTGCTGCCTTCTCCAGGCGGTGTGAAATTAAAACTTTCCATGTTGTTTGCTGCTCTTGCGTCTAAAAACGTTTCGATAGTGTCCGCGTCAGTTTCAGACACCTCAAACGTGAGGCTAAAACTTTTAGGGTTCTGGTTTAAACCAAACGTAAGGAATTGTTCGTAGCCATCACCAAACTGCACCTTTCGCGTGACAGGGGCGCTGCTTTTTTGCACGCCATAGGTCGGTGTAATTGAAGGGAAATCAGCCATTAGCGGGTTAACAATCCTCCAGGTCGTTTTTGCTTGATTAGCTCAGCTTGGACAGCAGCGCCAATTGCCTTGCCCAGTTGCGAAGCGTTTGGACCGTCACCCTGAACAGAAGAGCCAGAAGCGTCAACGTTCACAGTCACATTAGCGTTACCGCCCATTGCATTATTTGGGATGATGTTACCTTTCGCTCCAGGTACAAACAACTCCGGGCCACGTTCTCCAACGATATAGGGCTTGCCCGCGTTTACAGGGCCACCATCAGCCCTGAATATGTCACCAACTGCGCCAAGAATGCCACTGCCGCTGCCCTTGCCTGAGCCGCCAAAACCCCCAAGGGCAAATTTCATTAACTGGTTACTGATGGTTTTTAAGACGCCGCTGGCTACTTCACCAAGCGTTTTGGTGCCCTCCACTGCGCCCATTATCGCGTCATGGACCCCGGAGCTGATTGTATCGCCAATGCCTTTGTAAAGAGCCTCTAATTTGTCTGCCTCCTCTTGTGCTTTCTTGTCGGCTTCAAGTTGCTTTCGTTTTTCTTCTGTAATGTTGTAATTTTCTTGCAGCAAATCTTTCAGTTGCTTAACCCTTTCAGGGTCTAAAAGCTTGAACCTTTCTGCAATATCTGCTTTAGCAAAATCAAGCTCTAACAGTTTTCGTCCAGCATCAGTCGCTTCAGAATCAAGTTGATTTTTTCTAGTTAGTTGCTGAACCAACGCTGTAGCTGCCTCTTGCTGCTTTTGAAGGTCTGTTTTTTTCTCAGTTGTTGTTTTTGTTTTGCCTCCAGGTTTTGTAAGAGTATTATTTGTTTGGTTAATAGTGTTTTGAGCTGTTGGTTGTTGCACTTGGTCAGGGGTTGGTGCCCCTCCTGTTACGCCTTGCCCTAAAGCTACGGTTTCCGCAATAAATTTTTGACCACCTGAAATTTGCCCTTCGATAAAGTTTCTAATTGGCTCAGGTATTAAGTTATAAGCGTTGCGAATAAAACCTGCTACTTTTTCAAATACGCCGCCAAAAGTATTTAAAATTCCGTCTCTAATGTTCTTGGAGGCGTCTAGGGCTTTTGTTACTTGAGCCCCAATAAATTTGCCAAGTTGTATGCCAAGGCCAACGACAAAATTGCTTATGTCAAGAAAAACTCCAAGGACTTGTTGGTAAGCTTTTTCTAATTCAAACGCAACGTTGACTCCAGTTATACCAAGTGCGCTAGCAATAGCTGAGTGAATCTCTGAAACAGCTCCAATAATTGCTCTAAGTGGTGCGACGGCTGCTTTAATGGCAGCCCCAAAGACCTCAACAGTTACTGCCGCCACCTGAAATGTGCCTTTAAGCAGCACGCCAAGCTCTGAGCCGTCGGCAAAGATATTTGTAAAAGCCGTCTGCAAACGTTTCAGAGAGCCATTGATTGTGTTGCCTGCCTCGAAGGCAGCTTTGGCGGCTGCGCCCTGGGCATTGCGTTGGTTCTCCAACAGCTTATTTAGCTTGTCAAAGTCGTTTAACAACGGCTGCAAAACTGGGCCAGCCTCTGTACCAAAGGCTTTAAGAATTGCGCCCGTATCAGCTCCAGAATCCTTGATTTTTTTCAAGGTGCCGACAAAACCATCAGCTGCAATCGTGTTGGCGTCAATATTGACCCCAAACTCTTTCAGCTTTTCTCCGACTCCACCAGACGCCAACTGGGCAAAGGCTGTCTTAAGTGCTGTAAATGTGACCTCTGCACCAGTACCTGTGCCAGTAATTTGGGCCACCGCTGCGTTGACCTCGTCCAGGCCAATGCCCAGGGCCGCTGCAACGGGGGCAACCTTTGCGATGTTGGCCGCATATTGACCAATAACAATCTTGCCGTCGTTTTGCGTCTGAATGAACTGGTCAGTGATGCGCGAAGCTTCTTCTGCCCCCAACCCGTAGGAGTTGAGAACTGACGTTGTGGCATCTGCCACGGTGTTTAGATCAGAAAAGCCACCAGTAGCCGCAAGGCTCGAAGCCTTCAGCACCTGCGCGGCAGAAGCTGCATCATTAAAGCCAGCAGAGGCCACGTCGTAAGCCGCCGCAGTTAGCTCAACAACGCTGGCTTGGCCCGACAGCTCACGGCTTACATCACTAAGACGGCCCTTCAATTCCTCACTGTTGACGCCAAGCGTGCGGACCTTTGCTTCCGCAAAGTCTTGCTGAGCCAACGTCGAAAAGGCAGAAGTAAGGACACCCGCCGCTGATGTCAGCAAAGCGATGGGCCCTAGAGCTGCCTTTAAAGCAGTGCCCAGGGCCGCAACACCTGGGACCGCTCCCTTTGCCGCTTTGCCAAAAAACGCAGACGCAGCGCCTGCACCTTTTGCAGATTTAGCCGCATTGTCTAATGCGCCTTGTGCGCCCTTGGCCTTATTTTTTAGCTGATCAACCTGTGCCTGAGTCCCCTTGATGGCAGACTTCGGCTGAGAAAAATCAAACTTGGCTGTAAGGACTGTTGTGGTCACATCAGCCAACTAACTTGTCCCAGCTTACCGCCGTTGCTGCTTGGCGCGATCCATTGCCTGCTGCTCCTTTTCAGCCTTCAGTTCGTGGTAGGCAGCAAAGTAAATAAGCTCCGCATCGGTCAATTCGTTGCGAAGCCTGCTTACGGTCATGCCTAATTCGCAGGCCAGGAAGAACTCAAAATAAGCCCAGCTGTCCTGCGTCAGTCGTTTTTTGCGTCTTCAATGTCAGGCTCTTCACCAAGGCCAAACAAAAACAGCTCAATCTCGTTTAACACGGATTCAGGTAGCTGCCGCTGAAGCTTATGGGCATCAGCAGCCGCAAACGCTTTAGTCCCGTCCTCAAGCTCTGCCATCTGGCACAGCATTTGTGTACTGATGTCCAACGCCTCTTCTGTACCTGCAAGGCTCTGGGCTTTCTTGCGGTCGGCGCGTGTAATTGGCTTGAAAAACAAATCAACGACTTTTTTGCCGTCAGCGTTTTTTAATTCAAATTTGCGGCGCTGGTTGAGGTCAAACGCCCCAACCAGCAGATCAACGGTGCGATTTCCAGCAGGCATTTAGACAACAGTTTTGTCATCTAAACTATAGCCTCATCACTCAAGATTAGAAGTGATGGTGCTGCTGGTGATGAAGTTGCAGGTAGCAACAACTAGTTCGCCGACGGTAGAACTGATTTCCATGTCAGTAATAATTCCGCCAAAAGAAACCGAATCAGTGCCGTTTGTGTTGCCGGTAGTGAACAACTCAAACGAAGCATCAGCAGTGTCAGGTGATTTGATGATGTCTTCGACAAACGCAGCTTGGCCCGTTGCATCTGGGTCGTAAACCAGTTCAACTGTTCCAGAGCCGGAAATCATGCTGCCAACGAATTGGCGAAAAGTGTTCCCATGAACTGTAGTGTCCAGGGTTTCTTTAGTGATTGACAGGCTCCAGCTGCGAGTACCAACAACAGTGGCAAGACTGCCGCCGCCGGTCTCAAATTCAACTGAACCAGATTCGCCTCGAAGTGTTGCCATGGTCAGAGTTCCTCGATGAATTCAAAGGTCACAGAGACCCGTGTTTGAAAGTAACCCTCTGGAGCTGGTGAAGCCAGTACCTCGGGGCCGTTAGGAGCGTCGAAGAAAACCCCCGACACGATCTCTCTATTGTAAAGGTCTCGAATTCGTTTACCAATTACCAAGTTCGCGCCAGGGCCGACGCCTTTGCCGCTGAAGATGTTGAACACGACAAGGCCCACGATCCGGTTCTGAGAATTGGTTGTAGACCCTTGGCTTAGGTATTGGTTGGCCCCAAACGTTGTTAAGCACTGCACAAATGAGCTATTAGGCGTGGGCTCAAAGGCCATGTTTTGAAAGACCACAGGGATCGCAGGACTGTTCGCTAACTCAGTGGCTAGTCGCCCTTCGATCGTGGCCCGCACTGAGTTGAGGTTTGTAGCTGCCATCAGATCTTGCCTTTCCTTTGAGCATCTTTAACAGCATCGTTGAAACGCCTTTGCGAATCAACCTGCAATTCTTTGGTGATGATTTCGGGGAAACCCGCAACCGTGCCCTGGGTGGTCTTAAAGTCGTTGCCCCATGAAGGTGGCAGGCCGGTGCCCATGCAAACCGGCTCGGCGTATTCCACGGCGTTGTGAACGTTGTAAACGTTGCCGATTGTTTCAGTGCCTGGTTGGTAGTTAATCCCCTTAGCTCCAGGAATGTTTGATCCTTTAGCCGCCGAGTATTCACCAGGTGGTTCTGAGTTGCGACTTATGGCGTTTTCACCGATCTGCCAACTTGCCCGCAACCTGCCGGTTTGCGTTGGCGTTGCTTCTTTTAACAATTTGTCGGCTTCAAACACTGTGCTTTGCGCGAAGAAGTCCCCCAGCTGGTTTAAGTAGTCGTCAACTTGATCAAAACCAATCTGCTTTGCCATCGTTAGGCCCTTAGATAAAGGTCGTAGGCAATGTCCACACCATTCAGCTCTTGCTTGTCCACCTGGACAATCTGATAAACAATGCTGCTAATCACAACGCGGTCTTTGGTCTCCGGTGCGCTAGCCACATCTGCCGCCGAAATGGTGAGCTTTTTGTCGCCCGCTTGAATCAGCTCATTGGCCTCACGGAGCGCCACTTCACTGACAACACCTTTGATCGCTGTGTCTGATTCAGACTCTGTAACCGTGCCCGTCGTGGCGTTGTAACTGCCACCAGTCACAAAGCGAATCGTGACATCACCGCCAAGAACCGTTCCCCCGATAATCGGGGCCAGCTTTGCCGCCAGGATGTCGCCAAGTGCCATTAAGCCTCGTAAGCAATGATGGTGCCGCTGGTAAGGGTGATGCTGGTGATAATCAGCCCCTCAATACAGGCGGCTGTATCAAACTCAATCGCCTCTTTAGTAGCTGAGCCGTTTTCTGTGATGTTGGTGGCTGTCATTGACGCGATTACAGAATCTTCAAGCGCCATGATCTTGAAAAACTTGCCGGTGTGCGCGGCTGTGTTTGTGATGATCGTGGCCTTGGCCGGCGTGTATCCATAGCCCATAATCAGCTCCGTTTGACAGAAATGTTGCCTGGTCCGCTAATCCTAAGCGAATGAAGATATCTTTCAAACATGGGCGGCACGCGATCAGCTCCCACTGAGCCGGTCTTATCAGGCACGACCGAAATGCTGCCCACCTGAATGCTCTTGAAGTCCTCAAGGCCGCCCAGGCTGATGCCGTCTTTGTTGCTGTGCAGGTAAACCGCTAGCTCAATCTGAGCGTGTTTAATCTGCGACGGAATCTCTGTATCGGTGAAGAAATCGTCGGCGATACGAAACGGAAATCCCGTTGCGTAAGTATTGATATACGTCGAAGGCTTTCTGACACCTGTACGCGGCCACTCAAGCGCCTGCGTGTCGGTTGCCTTGGCCCCTAGAAATCTTTCGCGGTCAAGCCGTTGTGTGGCAGCTGTCAGCGCACGGTTGCGACTATCAGCGTTGCCTGAGCCCCACTTGTTCGCATCAGTGCCCAGCACCATGGCGTCAACGTAGGCATCAGCTTCCGCCAGCGTCATGTAGCTGTTCGAGCTTGCCCCGCCCGCTGTTGCGACGATTGTTACTGCCATTGGCCTTGCGGGTGGTGGTCTTGGGTTCAGTCTTAGCAGGGGCAGAGGCCACCGCTTGCGCGGCAGCCTGCTGTTCCCTAAGTCGCTTAAAAGCGAACAAAGCCATCAGCTAGAAGCGCCTTTAAGCGCAACAAAGTTGATGACGATCGCCTCTGACAGCGAGCCAGCAGACACGTTGGAAACGGTCAGGTTGAAAGAACCTGCCGCCATCGTGCTTGCCTGCACCAAATAGCTGCCAGCAGTTCCGGCAGAGCCGTGAACAGCAACGACAACATCTGTTGCGGCCACTTCGCTGTTGGTTACAGCAAAAGTGGCTTCAGCGCCTGCACCAAGGGCAGCGCCGTTCATGGTGATTTGACCGGATGCAGCGTTAATCGTTACGCCGGTCGTCTTGTTGGTGGCCTGGGTCACAGTGCCGCCAGTGGTCGGGCCAATGAGTTTGCCCGCTGTTGCCTCAAAAATAGATGCCATGGTTAATTACCTCCTGGGTTAATCAAGGGAGCTAATAACTGTCGCGCGGACGATACCAATGTTCTTGGTTTCGTACACCTGCGACCAGTTACCCACGGTTTCCAGCTGAGCGCGAGTCGGGTTGACCGTGGTCACGCCCCACTTAGCACCGATCGGGTGGTAGCAGTACCCGAGCGAAATCGCAAGCGCGTCGCTGAGGGATAAAATATCCCGGTCAGTTTCGGTCCTGAGCGCAGTGACCTCAGAACCGCCGACAGCACCCTGGGTCATGAAGTAAACGGCGTATTCCGTGGAAGCGCCGCTGCCTGTGGTCTGCACGTCATCGCTGACCACAACCCGCATTCCCATGAAGACTGGGATAGTGGGATTACCAAAGGCACCCTCAAGCGAACCGCCGCTGGCGGTTGCGCCTGCAGTGGTATCAGCTGCAGCGACGAAATCGACTGCACGTCTTTCGACAAGCTCGTAATAAGTCGCGCTGTGCATGACCACAGCGGCCAACTTGTCGCCTTGGTCGCCCAAAAGATTTTTGGCGCGTGCGACGTGCCCAGGCGTCAATGAGGTCGGTGAATCACCAGACTCAGAATCCAAGGACAGGCCAAAGAAAGCACTGCTGGAAGAGTTGTTATTCAGCGAGCCAAAGACACCAGACAGGCAGGAAACAAGATCCTTCTGCTTTTGGTGGTTTACATAGCGGGCCATTTTCTGGCCAATCGCTCCAATCGGGTCAGAGCCAGATGCCAATGCCGCAAGATCTCTTGCCTCAAAAGCCCTGCCTCTACGAAGCAACACGCCGATCTGACGATCTGCCTCGATTTTGCCTGGTGTCAATGACGTGCTGTCGGTCAGCACCTCAAAGTCTCCTGAAAGGTTTGCCTTATAGAAAGGCACGGAGACAAAGTCTCCTGACCCATCGCCGGAAGTATTCAGCTCGGCCATCGGTTGCACCACACCCGACTGCAAAAATGCGTCGGAACGGGTCGATTCCTCGATGACGTAAGGGCTAAATACCTCGGGGATGATCAAATCTGACCGAAGGGTGGCCATGATCTCCTGAAGTAGTGTTTACGGTGTGGGCGTAACCCGATTGGCTCGGCGTAGCGTTGCCAGTTGATTCATATTAACGCTCGCGCAAACGTCTTTCAGCTTCAGCTTTGTAATTCTGCCAATTTTCAGGGTGCTTTCTAATAATTTCACCCAGGGCTGACATGTTGATGCCGCGATTGATGCCGCCGACGGTCAAGTCACGCAGCAAATCAGGATCTAGGCCACCGCTCGATGCACTACGCGCTGCAGGTGCGCCACCGCCCTGGGGCTTAGGAACCTTCTGCACCCATTCCGGCACGTTGTTACGAGCCCAGTCAGCGACAGGAATTCGCTCATAGCCATCAACCACCACCGGGCCATTGTTGCCCTGCTGGATTTCCTTATCCTTCAAATAATTCCGCATGACCAAATCAGGGTCATGCACAACGTCTGACAGGGCACTGACCGCAGGCGCAGTCAGCTCAAGGTCACGTACACGGGCCTCCAGCTCTGCGATGCGTTCATCTTTTTTGGTGCTGTTTTCGCGGAACTGATGCTCTCTGGCTTGTAGTGCTTCGCTGTATTTGCCCTTTGATTCCAGTTGTTCTTGCTCTGCTTTTGCCTTGAAGTCCATCAACTCTTGGACATCGATGCCTTCAGGCACTGATTTGGATTTTTTTAATTTACCAATCAGCTCGTGATTTTTGCGTTCTAATGCTTCAACACTGCTTTTAAGCAGATCCAATTCAGTAGTGTCTGCTGTAGGCGTAGCCTCTTGCAGTTGATCTTCAGACATAAATAACCCGTAAGGTTAATTGCAGCCCAAATGTACTACCAAAGAAACTTGTTCGCCCAGTAATCGCCAGAAATTGGCCCACGTTTGATGTTTTGGGAGTGACGTTTCTTCCAGTTGCTGCGTTTCTCTGCGTCGGCTTTGCTCTCGCCGTCACGCTTGGGGAAACGATCAGCGCCCTGTAGTCCAAATCGAATTAGCTTTTGTTTGCCATCCACACTGGCCACAACAGCAGCCGCATACTTGGGGTGCCTTGGGGTCATGATCGGTTTGTTGAGGCCCTTAAAACGGTGGCCTCCTTTCTCAATATTGGCCATTACTTCTTTTTCTTCTTCTTTTTCAAAAGGTCAGCGTCTGCCGTTCGTGCGCCGCCCTTGCCAGAAATAAAGCTATTCACACGACCCATCGCCCAAGCGGGCATGGAGACGTTACGAGAGCCGCTTGACAGATAAGCACCTTGGCCACGGCGATAGACAGCAGATAGCTGCCCAAGTGTGAACCTGGACTTATCGGCCTTTTTTTTGAGCGCGGCCTTTGTTGCCTCGCTTAGTGGTTTTCTTTTTGGTGCCACCTTGCTTAGTCCTCGATGCAGAAACGGCTTTGATGTCGATGGATTCGCCGCGCTTATAGGCCTCGGCGGTGCGCTTGAGTTCACGGGCCTTAGCAGCGCGGTTTTTAGCGCCCGACAGGTACTTCTTCGGCAGGCCAGTGGCCTTGTCCTTTGGTGGCCGCCGCTTTTTGGCCATTACTTCTTTTTCTTCTTGGGTTTTTTCTTGCCCGCAGGTTTCTGGGGCTTCATGGGGCCTTTGTAACTAGGCATCAGCTGTCCTCCTTGGATGCTTCTGTTTTAGCTGCTTTTTTCTTAGCAGTGGGCTTTTTTGGAGGGCAAGCCGGGGCCTCTTCTGTGGTCGGTTTGAACTGGAACTTGCTGTGAAGTTGCATGGGACAGGCCCTAACAGCATCACCAGCTTAACTTTTGCCAGATTTTTTCTCAACAGGCTATGTTGCGAACATGTCCCAAATAGTTGTCACTAACGGTTTTGGTCGCCTTGTGCTCAGGCATGAAGGCACCAAAGTCACCGCATCGGGCGGAAAAGACGCCCTGATGTATTGGCGTGACTTGCAGAGGCTTGGCCTACACGGGGCCTTTGGGCACTATTTCGACCCAAACGACTGTTTTGTAAGCGATGTCTTCGCAGCCGTTTTGAGCAAGTACGACAGAAAGGCTGTTGATATTGACGTTGAAGACCTAGTACAAGTCAAAAAGGAGCTGAGCAACTACCCCAAAGGGGCTATCCCTTAATCAAAACGCCCTGTTTGACTCAGGCCAACCATGATCTGAAATAACTCTGGGTGCTTACGCGCCAGCATTGACATGCGATCTGCGCTTACAAAGCTCTCAGCAGCAACTGTCAGAACTTCAGTTGCGTTTGCTCCATCTGGATAAACCTTGCCCATATACACGTTTTGGAAATCATCCTTGTAAGCAATTTCCTGCTCTCCATAATCAAGTTCTGAAATATCGCGCAACTTGAATAACGGCTTGCCGTCTTTTTCCCTTAGCGCCTTTGGCCGCAAGTCTTTTGGCAGCATCTTGCTGTTACTCGCGTAGGCATTTTTCAACCTAAAGTCGCTCGCCTGTTTGAAGACCTGTGGCCTCTGCATTTCAACAACGTGCATCAGCTCATGAAACATGTTTTCTTTTGAGTTCAAACGGACGCTTACGCGGCGAGTGCTTGGGCTATACGATCCACGCCCAAACAAGGATGGTTCAATTTTTGCAGCGCCCAGTCTGCCTTCGTAGGTGTCAAAGCCTTTGCCGTTAAACATCTGAATGAACTCTGTAGCAATTTCTTTGTGCTCGTTCATTAGAGCCTTTAACTTGCGGCCCGTGCCCCAATCCATTGGGTCAAACGCCACATTGCTGAGCAGTCTTTTTTGCTCAGACTTATTTAGATCAGTCTTGAGCATGGCCTGACGGATTTTTGCCATGGCTGGCTTGAGCTTCATATTCGCTCTTTCCTGAATTTTCCGAGATTGGTTGTATTTCTCGATTGCAGCTAAACGATCTTCTTTATTGGTTGCTGCTGCCACTCGCTCGGCTCTTAACTGCATAACGCGCACAGCCTTCCTCTCAATACTTGCAAAGCTGTTGATCTCAGGGGCCACATCAGCAAGTAATTGCCTGCCTTTGTTTTGCAGTGAAGCCTCTTGCTGTTTTCGTAATTCAGCATCAAGCTCACGCTTTGTTCTGTCAGCTTTTGCTTTGGCCTTATCTGCGGCTGCTTTGGTCGCTGCTGTCTTTGCCTTGGCCCGTGCCAGCTCATCACGCAGATCCTGCGTTGTTTTAGGTTTCGCTTTAGTGGCCGCAGCTTTCTTGCTCTTTGTGATCTTGTCTGGCTCCCCATAGCGGGAACGCAGCTGTTTAAGGCTCACCTCTGAGCCGTCCTCTCGCATAAACCGTTTCATGGCACCATCTGGGCCATATCGGTCAGCCAACCGGTTGTAATAACGAGCCTTCTCAAATGCCCCAGGCGTTGCCTTGCCACCGTTCAGCATCCGGGCCTGGGCAGGGCTGGCATCAAACCTTGATTTCTTGCCCGCCTTAGTCGTGCCCCGAAGGTCGTACAGGTGCTGTGCTGCGCTAGTGCCTACAGGCACCCGGCCACCCTTGGGGTCTGCACTAGACGGCGTGCCCTCTTTTGTCGGCCGATAGCCAATCTTTGAACTAGGTGGTGGAATATCGATCCCAAATTTCTTGGATGCGCCCGCGTAATCAATCACCGGGACCGTTGTAGATCTGCAGCCGAAATGTGGTGGATTCGACGGTGTTGGGCCTTTGCCGTAGAAGAACTCCTTCTGGTCCAAGTTTCGGCAGATCGCTGTGGTGTTGCTATCCAGCGTCGCGATCCATCTGTACTTCTTCGTGAGGTTTGGGTTGGCCTTATAAACCTGCAAGCTCGCAGCGTTTGACGTGGCATTGACGCTGGTCCTCACCAACGTCCGCACCTGATGCTTGGCCATCTTCCAGGCGTTGCCCTGCTGGGCCAATGCGACCTGACGTGGGGTCAGTGCCTCAGTTGAAAAGCCCAGCTCACCATACAAAGACCGAGCAATTGACGCTGTGCTCTCACCTGTGAGCAGGCCATCCAGCACCGCACGCGAGAACAGCTCGCCTTGCCGTTCAGCTAAACCGCGAAATGCTTTCACGATGCTGGTGCCATCAGGCATCCGGATTACAGCGCCCTGCCGTGCCGTCAGTTTCAACACTGAACCGGGCCCCTTCACTGCCTCCTCAAAGCTGTCCTGCAAAAGGTTGGTGCCCACATCCAGTGGGTCAGCTTTCACCACAGCCTTGGCGAAAGACTCGGTGACCTCGACCGTTCGCACCTGGGTCTTGACCGCTGCAGGCACTACCCGTTGCAGCTCCGCCCTGGCAAACGCAACCTCAACATCAGCCAAACCGTCCAGCTGTTGGATTAACTCATTGATGCTCTGGCCGGACCACTTCTTCATGGCGTCCAGGTTTTGCTTGATCAGGGCCCGCATCCGTGCAGCCTTGAACTGCGGCTTTTTGCTGCTGGGCATCTTGTCGATGCGCTCTAGCTCCCGCACCGCCTTGACGATCTGCCGCCGGTAAGACTCCAGCAGCTTGTTAGCAACACCATTGCTAAACCGATTTAGATCTAGTGCCTTGCGGTAGTAGCTCTCAGGCACTCCCGCAACGCCACCAGGCTTGATGGTGTTGGCTAGGAATTTGCGCTGTTCCCCAGCACTAGGCGATGCGGTCACGTGCCCTCCAAGCCCAATTCGGCAGGGTCACAATCCACATAAACAGACACGTCAGCACCTTCCCGTAATGCTGTGCCCACCACTGCAGTGAACTTGGCTGTATTGATCACCCAGTCGGGGCTTTCCCTCAGCCTTGTTTCTTGTATCCCGCTAATTTTGCCGTTGTCGTACCAAGTAGTTCTCACGATCCCAAAATGTGGACCCACACAGCTGCCCTGAAACACAAATAGGTTTCGCTCTCGACGCTCCGGTTTATTCCGCCACATCTTCTACATCCTCATCCTCTTCTGGCAGCGTATCTTCTTCATCTTCTTCTGGCTCCTGCTCCTCTTCTTGTTCAGGCTCCTGTGTGCCCGAAAGACCGCCCATTTCAAGCGCCTCAAGCTCTTCTTCAACGTCCAGATCATCAAGCACCTCGCCTTTGCTGAGTTCTTCAAGCAAGGTTTTTTGGGTGATAGTCCCGGCAGTGTAAAGCTGCAGCAATGCTTGTATTTCTTGCGGTTGCAGACGTTGACCCATGAAGTCCCGATTGACGTAAGCCGTCCCTGGCTGGCTTTCGTTCAAATACTCGGCATGAAAACGCAAACAGTTATCTAAAAGATCTTGCATTTGCATTGCGATCAGCATCATGGTGCTATCGCCCTGGCTGCGATCAATGCGCTTGGACTCGGCTGTTTCTGCTGACAGCTTTTGCCCCAGGACACTGGCCAACGCCAGCGTATTGATCTCTTCCGCGATCCGGTCCAGGTGCTTGAACTGCGCCTCGTAACTGTTGCCAGATGGCTCAATAAACTCAACTCTCGAATCAGTCGGCAGGCTCATGGCCTCCGATGGGCCAGCCGTTATTTCTTCCGCGCTAGGCGGCATCCCGTAGATGGCCAAGAAAGGCACTGCACTGATTCTCAACTGGTTGCTGAGATCAGAGCTGGCTTGATAGTGCTTGAGGTTCAGCTCTGCAATGTCATTCATTGGTGGCCGCGACTCAAGCACGCCAACGCGGTTGGAATATGCCACCGCAAACGGAATGTCTTTAACAGTGGTTGTGCCCTCGTCGAACAGCTTGAACTCACCGTCCTGTTCCTTGCGGTGAATCTCGTAAGCACCAGGAGTCAGGACTCGAACTTGCTCAACAACCTTCTCTCCGTATTTACCGTCAGGCTCAGTAATCGTTTCAAATAAACGCAGCTGAGTCAGCTTCTGTGCGCCATCAATGATTTCACTTCGCCAGCCAAGGATGTCTCTGGGCGCATAGCGCACGTAGTACGGTCTGCCGCTGCCATCAGACGCAGCATCGACCAAAACACCGACATGTCCATATCGCAGGCAGATTCTTGTTGCCTCATAGAGAAATTGAGTGATGTCGTTTCCTTGCAAATCTGCATCGAACAGTTGCTCTGTGATCGTGTCACTTACATCGGTCAATCTGACCGGCTTTCGGGTCAACATGCCCGCCAACATTTTTTCGATGCGAGCGTAGAAGGGGCTGAGACAGCTAATTTTTAGACGATTGTCATAGCTGAGGTCATCTTCTCGCGGATACTGCGGCAAGAATTTTCTGTGGCCCTTCCGAAGGCCGTAAGTGCCCGATAACAGGACTTCAAGAAGGCTCCAATGGTCAGCCATGTTCATGTACGCCTGGTTGGGCGAATCAACAGTGCTGACGTTGCCAACACGCTTAGCGCCACCAATCCCAGATGAATACACGGCTAAGCCCCTACCAATAATTTGATATTAATAGACACGGATTCCAGTGCCACGTCCGGCCCGTATGTGTAGCGGGTTGTATAGAGCCCAAACGGCGTAGCCCAGCGCGTCCGTTAAATGGTCATAGCCACCTTCCTTATCAGGTTGCTCAGGATTGCGCTCTGAATAACCCTGTAGCTCCAGGCACTCGATCATCTTTTCGCACTTGGCAAGGATCTGTAAACGGACCTCGCCCTTACCGTTCACTAGCAGCGCCTGCAGAGCTGCCACTCTGTCCCTGATTAGGGGGTTACTTTTGCCTGCTATGACAGTGAGCCCGGCCATTTGCAGCAGCTCAATATCTGTTCTCGCGGCATTAGTGCTGCGGTTTGCGCCTGATGAGTCAGGGTAAACATATACAGGAACTTGTAAGTGAGCTGATTTTTCTTTAATGGCTTTTGCCATTGAGTCGGTGTCATGGGCTTTCACTTCGTCGATTAGGAGAAATGAATTGCCCAGGCGTACCCCGCACACAGCGTTGCAATTACCAATGTTGAAATCGCAACCCCAGTGGCGTGGCTCATTGTCCAAGTTGACCGGGGCCGTCTCAATGACGTGCTTCGCTCGGTCAAAACGGTCGTAAACCTGGCCAGTGTTCAGGTTGACGAAGACTCCGTTCAGATAGGACTGAATGAGTTGCTCTGGGTAATTCTGCAGTAAAGAATCAATGAACCCTTCTGGGAGGTAAGGGTTGTCCGTAGTTTTAGCGCGAATCAACGCAGTGTCGTCACCTGCGTTTTTCTCAAAGGTGTCGAACGCCCAGCCGAAGCCTTCTGGTGTGGTGGCCGCATAGAACTGCTGGACATTGCCAGAGCGCAGGCGAGCCAGTGCCATCCGCATGGCTTGGGTCGCAACTGACTTGTTTGCTGTATCGGCTTCGTCGAACCCAACAGCGCAAAGGTTTTGACCACGGATGCGATTGGCCGTTTCCATGGTGCGAAGAAGGATGGTATGTGAGCCCTCGCGAAAATGGATCCGGTATTCCGGCAAGGGGCTCACACGAAAGTCAAAAGGGATCTCAAATTTCGTAAGCAGCTCATCCATCTGGCGCATGAGAATATCCCTAAGCATGGGAGCAATGGGTTCAAACAGGGCAGAAACGTGGCCCACATTCAGAGCCGCCATGTGAAGGCTTTTGCAGATCAAGCCGTAGGTTTTGCCCGCTCCAAATCCACACACAAGGCCAAGTTTGCGGTGCTCGGTGTCCTGGCAAAAAGCAATTTGATGGGGAAGCAACTCCGCCTGCACACGCTGCAGAACTTCTGCGGTGGTTGGTTTGCTGAATCGCTGCAGCTCAAGGATCGGAGCTAGTAGCGGTTCACTGCCTACAACATCATCGACCAGACTCATGACATCTCGAAGCGCAAAAGTCGGGCCTGCAACTCGATGGCCTTGAGGGCTGTGCTGTATTGGCTTTTTGTGGTGGCTTTTCGCTGGATATCTTTCAGGGCACAGAGCGATTCGTGAAGCCACTCAGGCCGCTCTAGCTCAGCGTCCAGGCGCTGGTGATCACGGGCCCGCTTGATGTATTCCTCCAGCTGGCGAGTGCTGAGGCCCCAGGCGTCCGCGCCATATTGCAGGATTTGAGTTCTGCTATTGCCTTCCAATAAGAGCTTGTAAACGGTATTTATCCGCTCATCTACCTGAATATTGGTCGATTTAGCAGCCATGCCCTGACGTTAACAGGGCTTGGAAGTTTGGTGAAGTGAATTAATGGCGACAGAGGTTATATGGAACGCCTGATCGCGTGAGAGGAAACCTTTGTATCTGTGATGAACTTCGGTCGCGGCCTTGTGAAGCTGCGAGGTGGAGGGTTTGAAATCAGAATTGGTCAAGTGGTCAATAACGACGTGTGAAAGCGGTTTTTGATTTTGCTCAGCGATGCGTTTGTAAGCGTCTAGCTGGTCTTGTTTAAGGTTGATTGTGACTTTAGCCATTAGGAAAAATGAAAAAAATGCAGTTAATTTTTTACTGAGGAATTTTTACTCGATCACCTATCCAGTGCAAATATGGGCCAATATTGACCTCTGGTTCCTGCGCGGTGTACCACCTGTAATCGCAGGTATTGCAATGGCGGCGACGGACTGTTTCGTAGGGGCCTTCAACAGTTCTCTTGGTGCTCACAACTGATATGCGAAGCGAATGGCATTTCGGGCAATGCATGAGCGGAAAGGCGAAGAATTTGATCAATTTCTTTTAGTTGGCCCGAAATAAACTCATAAGTTGATTCAGGTAAGGGCTCAACATCTTCGAGGGTGTTATCAAGAACTGCACGCGATACAGCCAAAGATTGATCAAGAAGCGTTTGCAGGCGAAAGATTACAGGCCGTTGCCTGACTGTGTGGAGTTTCATTCAGTCGATTGAAGGTAGGAGCTGCTCTACGTTTTGAAGCTGCTCTTTCACGTCAGCAATGTATGCAGGCAGGAGTGGCTTGAGGCCAGTGCGGACTTGTTGTCTTAACGAGTTGATGTCACGGGCAGTGGCCTCCCAGTTGGCACGACGTTGACGGTGGATGTCACGGATGGTGTCCTTGTCAACGTTGACGCCTATGGGTTGTTGACGGCCATTCGTGTCAGTTGCGCGAACACCTGTGGAATCACGAAACCCTGCGCGAGTTGTTTGGGCCTCGAAGTCCTGGGCCTCGTAAGCGGCAACGCAGTGACAGATAACGGCTAAGTCTGAGCCACCATGCCGATGGATGTTGCCGTCGATAATTTCGGCGTCGTAATCGGGCAAGTAATGGTTCAGGAGCCCGTCGCCATTGGTGACAATGCCAGTGTCGTAGCACGCGAAGCAGGAGACCTTCGGAGCGTAAAAGGTTGCGTCACGGTCGAGAGACGACCGCTTGTGAGATGAAGTCATTGGCCAGGGGTGGGGTTAGAAGGGATCGCCTTCCTGAACACCAAGATGGGTCAGGTGGCTGGGTTTGGCTGTGGCTGCTGTGGCAGTTTCGAGGAAGGATTCATAACGGCCATCACGCAGCCAACGAAAACAATCGGGGTAGCAGGTCAGGAACCGGCCCTTTTGCTCTCCTCTGGCCTGATCCTTCAACGAAGCGGCCAAAGTGCCTTGTAGGCGCTCCTGAACGCCTCTGGTGAGCTTTTTGTATTCAGCCCATGCCTTGGGCTTGGATTGACCAGTCGCTCTATTGCCAATTTTTTGGTACTGCTGCCAAAAGGCCAGGAACTCGTCGCTGTAGGCATCTGGTCCTGGTTTTCGGCCTTTTGCAGCTTTACTGGCTGTTTGTAGTTCTTTTGTATCTAGTTCTTTTGTATTTAGTTTGGCGGCAGCTCCTGCCGGGGGGTCCGGCACCATTTGCCGGGGGGTACGGCATTTCCTGCCTAGGGGTGCGGCAGATGCTGCCGGGGGGTCTAAGGACGGTGGGGCAACGTTGGCCAGGTGGTTGACGGTGACCCGATAGAGGTTTGTGCAGCAGTCGCCGCGATCGTTTCGGCGTGATTCGCGCTGGAGAAGTCCCATGGACTCCAACTGCCCAGCAACAGCCCGAGCAGTCCGGACAGAAACACAAGCACCATCAGCGATGGTTTTGATTGACGGCCAACAGTCGGCGTTTGCCCCGGCGTAGGTCTGGATGACCCAGAGAATCGCCAGCTGATTCGGCTGAAGCGTTCCGCGAATTGCTGTTGGAAGTGACGTAAAGGGAACGCCTTGCGGGATGAATGACATGAATTAGCGTTGAAGGGGAAGAGCACCGGGCGGGGATTCGAGCACCCCGCTTTTTTTATGCGTTACGACATCGAAATTTCAGGAATCGAAGCCGCACCGCAAGGATCAAAAATTCGCACTCGTTACGGGATGCGAGAAGCCTCAGAACGTGTCGGGCCTTGGAGAGACGCCGTGCGAGTTGAGGCATTAGCTGCCTGCGGAGAGTTGATTGAGCAAGCCTGCAGCGTCGCCGTTGAGTTTCGGTTTTTGCGCCCTAAGGGTGATTTTGGGGCCAAAGGGTATTTGCGTCCATCAGCTCGCACGCACTACACGGCCAAAAAAAACGACATCGACAAGTGTTGCCGGAGCTTGCTTGATGGGCTGACTGGGGCGGCATTTACCGACGATTGTTACGTGGTGGTGCTGAGTGCTTGTCAGAGATACTGCCTGCCTGGGGAACGTCCAGGGGCAACTGTGACGATTGAAACTCTGTCCTAGTACCTACCAAAGACCTACCAAGTGGGGCCATATTGGTTGCAGATCAGTCAACCACCCCGATGTTCAGCCCCACCGCAGTCATCAACGCCGCCATCGTCACCGGCCTGCCTGAAGGCTGGGAGCACTCCGAAGCAGCTGCTGGTTTCTTTGGGCCAGACCTCGCAATGGTCGAGGCCAAAGCGACCCGCAAAGGCTTTGTTTGGGAGGCCACTACCCCTGACCTCGATTACAAAACCTTTGGGCCCACCAAGGTGTTCGCAGCCATGGCCTGGGCAGAGGCAAACTGAGCACAAGGGGCTAATGCCCCTTTTTTTGTGCCAACCTAAAAAGCTGCACAATCCCTACCACTTGGCTACCAGCAAGAGCCATACTTAGCTCAGTTCAGCCAACCACCCCATGAACCTCTCCACCTTCTTCGCTGAGAAAGACTTCACGATCAAGACCTACGAAATCACCAGCCCTACGACCGGCGACTCGCACATCATCACCACCGACGTTGTGATTGATCGCATCCTCAGCACCAAGGGCCAAGAGCGTCAGCAGATCACCGGCATCCTTCAGCAACTGGATTTCCGCAACGGCGATTTTCACCACTTCTTCAAGCACCTGGCCACTGGCCTCGCTGCTCAGTTCTGAGGCCCTCGGGCCTTTCCGGGGATAACAGAGAGGAGTCGCCAGCTTATGGGCGCAGGCTTGCCAACCCCGGCTTTATCCACCCCTGTTTTATGGAATTAACAAAACCCCAGCTGTCCTACGTGGCCAGCTTGATCCGTGAAGACTTGGCCAATGGGGTCATGGCTTGGGACACCCGAGAGGGCCAGTCCCTAACCCGCGAAGACATCCGCGAATTGTGCGAAGCCCTAGAGCCACCAAAAAAGGAAAGCTTGCATGAGATGCCGCTTGACCGGCTAATGCTGCCAATCCGTGCTCATAACGCTCTATGGCGGCGTGGTTACAAAAACGTCGGGGCTGTCATGGCGTTGACCCGTAGAGACCTGCTGTTGATTAGCCACGTCGGTGAGGGCAGCGCCGACGAAATCTTGGCCGCTATCGAAAACCTTCGGGAGGAACTGCAATGAGCAAACCAAACAGATACCTGAATCCCATGTACGACCACGACCACGGCAATAGTCAGGACAAGATCCAAAAACGTCGTTCTTGGTTGCACGACAAGATGACTCAGATGGGCCACCACCCAGACGAATATAAAAAATGGCATGAGGAATTAGAAACCCTCAAGCAGCATCCGAAACACGCCGAGCGGGAGCCAATCGTAAGGACTGAAAAATTTGCCGTTAGGCCTGCGGCAATCCTTAAAGATGGAGCATCCCTTAGAAGATGCACAGCATACGAGTTAGAGATCCTGCGAAAGTTTGTTTATGACGAGATCAGCAGACGCGCAACTGCTAGGCACAAGATCAAAATGCAACGAGTGGAACAGATCTTGCTGGGCTACAAAAGACGGGGATGGCTACCCGAGTTTGAAGCATTTGTAGAAGTGCGCCGTGTGATTGTTCAGCAAAAGATTTTTGGGATGGGCAAGAAACGCGCCGCCAAAGAACTAAACGACCAAATCATCCGGGCTATGTGGCGAGGCGACAAGCAGCCATGGGACAAGCATCAAGGCATTGGCGCGATGCCCAGAGGACATTTTGGCTATGAACCAGGCAAGAAAAGCAAGACTCACTATTACTTGGATCCGAAACAGCTGCTCTGTCATGTCATTAACCAACGGAAGTACCAAGCCCAAAAAAAGCGACAACAAGCAGAGGCAGCCGCCGAACGAAAACGCTTCCACGAGGCAAAGATAAAAGAATGGGAGGAAAGGAACAAAGCCCGATCAGCAGAAGTCGCTCAAGAATGGCATCAGCAGATAAGTAAGCAGAACAAGAAGTTTCGGCAGGCCTTGGCGAAGCACGAGGAGATAAAAGCTGAGTTGTTAGCAAGGAAAGACCGCTTGGTATCCGAAGAAAACAGGGCCGGCAGCTATGAAGTTGCGATGCACACTCAGCGGCTGCTGGCAAAGCATGTGATGAACACTATCCCTGTGCCAATTAACGAGCCTCCACAATCCCTACCAAACACCGACCAGCAGGTGCAAAATGGATAGGCCCACGCAACCACCCCATGGATCTTGGCTCTAGCTACCTGAAAGCCCTTGTGGCCCACCAGGAAGAACTTGACCGCAAGGTACAAGAACAGCACCAGCAACTAGTCAAAGGCCTCAACCAGTACCTGGCCCAGGAGCGCAAGCGCCTGGAGTCTATCGACTGACCCTGGGGGCTTCGGCCCCTTTTGTTGTGCCAACCCAAAAGGCTGCACAAGGGGTACTAGTCACCTACCAGGGCGGGGTCATACTGACTTCAGTTCCAACCACCCCAATGAACCTCTGGACCCCCGAACGCTGCAAGACCATCTCCACCCTGGTCTTGATGGACAACTCCCTCGAAATGAGTTCCCAGGCAGTCACTACCAACAACTCCGCAAGGAAAGACCGCCTGATGTCCATCGTCGAAATGATCCAAGCCGAACTGCGTTCCCGCGTCTGATCTACCCGGCCCCTTCGGGGGCCTTCTCCCCCCAAACCAATGAAACAAATCCGCTACCAAAGCACCAAGCTCTACAACGACCCCGGCAGTCCCCCGTGGTTTGCTCCAGCCTTCACCACCTTTCTGTTCCTGCTGTTCGGCGGTGCCTTGTTCGTTTCTCTGACCGGCACGCTGGACCAAATGACGGAACGCGACTGCCGCCTGGGCGTGCAGGCCGCCTGCGAGGAGCTGCAGCGATGATTCGCCCTGGATACGAGGTTCAAATTCCAATGAAGGAAAGGTGGGGGCGTTGGCGTTTTGTCAGATCACAACTCACGCTGCTTCACACCAACGGCTACGAGATTGACCTCGAAAGAATCAACAGTTGCGCTGAAATGCTCGACTGGATTTTTCAGCTCAATCACAAAAACGACGAGGTTTATGGGGTTGATGTCGTAAAAGACCTTGTTGAGGCTTTTGATGACATCTTTCAACCTCAAAGCAACTGCTGTTCCATGGGCTCTGAAAAGGAGTTCAGCGGCACGAAACTGGCCAAGGCTTACGCCTTGGAGCTTAAAAAAAGTAAATAGGAGGACAAACCCCAGTGCTTCAACCACCCCTGGCATCGCTTCTGAAGTCTGCCCACCCAGACTCTAGGCCCCAAATGACTCAAAGCGAAATTACCCGAATGTTCCATATCGCCCAGGTGCATGGCGGCAGCTTCTTTTGCAAGTTGGCCACCGCTGGCCTGGTCGCTGACCCGGACAACGTGGCCAAAATCTTGCGGACCTGGCCTGAGCTTCAAGGCATATATGGCCCTGGCAGCATCCATTGGGATCGGGAGGGCGCCAAGTGACCCTCTCAGAAGTCGATTACTTCAGCGACCCTGGTTACAGCCAGAGCGACATGAAGCAGGCTTTGGAGTCCCCTGAGCTTCTCTACTGGATGAAGCATCAAGGCGGCAGGGCTGAACGCAAGCCAAGCCCTCAGATGATCGAGGGCACCTTGGCCCACTGCTTCATCCTTGAACATGAAAAGTTCAAAAACACCTACCAAGTTTGCGGCCCACGCAACACCAAGGCAGGCAAAGAAGAGGTTCAGCAAGCCATCAACAACGGTCGGCAACCCATCACCCTGGCCCAATACCAAAAGGCCTTGGGCATGAATCACGCCGTAAATGGAAACCTTTTATGCAACACCTTTTTTGTCGATGGGTTAGCTGAACAGTCTTTTTTTGCAGAAGACGATTCGACAGCTTTGCCGATGAAAGCTCGGCTGGATTGGATTACCCCAGATGAAACCATCGTTGACCTCAAGACGGTGCCCGCTGGTGGAGCAAGCCCAGCCAATTTTGCCAAACAGGTGGCTAATTTTTCTTACCACCTGCAATGCGCTCACTATCTGGAGATGTCCCAGATGAAGCGTTTTGTCTTTGTAGTTGTTGAACGTGAACCGCCTCATCAAATCGGCATATATCGCCTTGATGATGACGCGATCGCAGAAGGCCGTTATCTACGCCGCAAGGCCCTGGACCTGATCGCCAACTGCAGAGTCTTCAACAACTGGCCGGGGCACACCCCGATGGAACCACAAACCCTTTCACTGCCCTCTTGGGCCTTCAAATAATGGACATGTCAACAATGCCTCTCGATCAAGCTGCCAAGGAATCCTTGGCTGCACCGCTTGACCTCAACAACGTCAAAAAACGCAAGGGTGCTGGGAATCGCACGCTTGACTACATCTCCGGCGAACACGCCATCTCAGAAGCCAACCGAATCTTTGGATTTGATGGCTGGAGTAGTGAAACCCTTGAAATGAAATGTGTAAACGAAAAGCAGCCCACTTACATCGCCCGCGTTCGCGTCCGTGCCGGTGGTGTTACCCGTGAAGGCTGGGGAGGTGATAACAGCCACGACCATGAAAATGCCGTTAAAGGTGCCGAGACCGACGCGATCAAACGAGCCCTGCGGACGTTTGGCAACCAGTTTGGTTTGCCCTTATATGACAAGGAAGAGAACGCCGAGAACCTGACCCGTGGGTCAGAGCCTGCACCAAAGCCCCGGCCAACGCCTAGCCCGGAGTTCAAGCGCACTCAAGAGATCGTCGAAAAAGACATCAAAACGGGGCCCTTTTACATCTGGGAAACCAAAATTAAAAACGCTGGCCCTGGTTCCAACTGGATGGCCATGGAAGCCGCCATTCGCAATGGCAAAGACAAAAATGGAAACGATGCTGGATTAACCGACGCCCACAAACAAGACCTAATGAAGGCGTATAAGGCAAGAAAAGCCGAAGTTGAAAAGGTTGCAACGGCATGACCATGATCCAGGCCAACTATGACCCGAACTATTCCGGGCCCTACTTTTCTGAACAGCAGCTAGCGCAGCGGTGGGGCAAACACCCCAACACCCTGCGCCGTTACCGACAGGCAGGCACTGGGCCCGCTTTCTACGAAGTGCGGCAGGTCTTTGGCCCCCGCGCCCCACGCATCAGATACAAGCTTCACGACGTGCTGGCCTTTGAGCTGGCCAACTCCATTACCCCCGACAAACTCAATGGCTGATTTCAACCCCGCATTACCAACCCCTGGCAAATGGAACATTTACCAGAACGACGCCGACCATCAATACAACCCAGGCGGCAAAAGGCTGCAGTTAAAAATCCCTGTGGAATCAATCCCGGCTTTCTGCCAACACTTGATGAATCTTGCGGATGATCCCGCCAAACACAGAGAGATTCAGGTCTGGGATTTTGAAGCTAGAGAGGTGAAAACTGTCACCGCCATTTCTGCTGGCTTCAATGCAAAGTCCGGCAAGGAAGACGACGAAGGTTGGTACGGCACCATCAACCCACCGGCACACAAGGCCCCAGCCACAGACATCCCGTTCTGATGGCAGGCCCTGAACTCCAAGCCTTTCGAGAGCTGGACAAAATGGGGCTGATCTTAAAGGGTGAGTTTTTCTCGCCCTTTATGGCGGGCCAGGATCACTACACCAAGCTTTTGGCGGCCGTCAAGGCTGACCGCCTAGGCGTTAAACGCCGCGCAACGACTGACAGTCCATCTCAGCAATGCGACCCACCGCCTGCTGAAGCAAACGCGCCGTCTGACGATTAGCTCTGGCCAACGACACGCAGAGGCCCTGCAGCTCTGCCAC